TACTGGTATCTTCTACCGCCTCCACCAAATCTGGCATATCAAACTTCGGATAAAGGTCTGGCATTTATCCACTCACCACCTTACAAATTATTATCGGATCTCTGTGCTGATTAACCCATACCACCAACACCCTATCGCCACTTTTAAGCTCGGGTTTAATTTTTATATTCACCTTCTCAACAGTGCTCTGTTCCCAATCCCACCTTGTCTGTGCGGTATGGTATATGTCTACTCCTTCTATCGGCTTCCCTTCTTTGTCTACGGGATACTCGCCAACACCTACTAACGACCAAACGGGAAACTCAACCTGTGCAGTAAAATCAGCTATCAAATAATCGCCTTTCTTTATCGGCATCGCAAATGTATCAATCTTCAAGCTCATATCTGGCTGTATCGTTCCTAATTCAATGCTATCGGGTTTGTTAGCTATTAAACTAATTCTTTCATTTAACACTTTAGCCAAATCGTCAATGCTTTTCTTGTTCATTTTAGCCCCACGCTCATAGTTAAACTCGTAACATTATGCTCTACGGATACGACTTGGTAATACCCATTTAACGTCCCAGCAACAACTTTCACCTTATCACCCTTCCTGATAAAGGGAACATCTACGCACCTGATTGTCCTGTCTTTCTCTGGCTGTCCGAACTCCTTCAATATCTCTTTCGCATTCTGCTTTGCATCGGCCAATGTGTCATCTGAACTATTCTGGACAATCCTTTGCAATATACCATATTTTGTGTCTCCATCAAGAACTGCAATTAACGGTGCCCTTCCTTCCTCATCTTCCGCACCTATTATTCGCACCCGTGTAACAAGATTATTGATGCTCCACCTATCCATTACCGACTGCACATTTTCGTTATATGCAAACACGTAAACATCTTGATTGGACATGGCTTTTCTGATATAAACCTTCCCTTTTTCACTACGTACGATAAACTCGCCTGCTCCCTTATCTTTACCTTGTTTGAGTATGCTGTTTATCATCTCCGCAACTGTCATCTGTCGGAATACTTGCTTGGCTAATACTACATTCGGCCCCTCTATCTTGCCTATGGGAATATTCCATGCTCTGAAAATATCTGTCAACACATCTATTGCCCTTTGTCCCGACCTATAGTACCTATCATCTTCACTCTTAAACAAGTAAATCAACTGGTCATACGCTTCAATATCTACACTACCCAACGGATCTGTGGACGTCATCCAATCAAACACCGTGCCCCTGAACACTTCTACCCCATTCGCTAATAGGTATATCGGTGTCCCAAGTGCTACAAGCTGGTGTATCCACTTCCCACCTATTTGCTGATTTGTCAATGTCATACTTAAATGTGCCGCTAACTCACCATCGGCATCACCAAAGGACAATTGACTAACAAATGGCGTAACATCCATTTGCTTACCGCTTGGGTCAATAATGCGCACTTCATACTTTATGTTGGTAATATCAACCAAGCTTAAGCACCTGCCCGGGTTTAATTTTATTCGGATCTGGCCCAATGACAGCCTTATTCAACTCGTACAATGTCTTCCACTTTGCACCATCACCGAGCATTTTCTTTGCTATACCCCATAGGGTATCACCTTGTTTTACAGTATACGTTTTTGGTGTACTCGGAGCTGGTCTCTGCGCACTCGTTTTAGCCTGCGCACTCGTACTCTTCTCTTTCTCTGTCATTACCACCAAATTGCGTGCCTCAACCAAACTTATGGAGTAATAACAATCGCCATGTCCACCCTTCCATGTATGGTCGAACTCTTGAATGTAACAATCCATATTTATAGGTGTTTCTGTTATCAGCAAATGAACTTTTACGTTCTCTCGTCTCCAGCCTGAAATCAAACCTACAATCGCCTTGGGATCCTGCCAATCCACAACATATATGCTGTTCCTCCTACTCGCACCCGGGAATATACCCTCCCACCTAATCGTCGCTGGTGCAATACCTCTCGGCATTAAGAAATCGCCCAAATCAATTATACTAACGCTGAACAACTTTGAACTTGTCATCACTTGCAATTGTTCTGGGTTCATCGGTAAATGAAGCTTGGTATTCTTCCCTGTTATGTAAAACTCCATTTATCCCACCACCATATTAGAAAACGCCTTCCTTAACTCTGGAGCTAATGCTCCCACAATCTTGTCAACAGCCTCATCTACATCAGCCTTATTGTTTATGACAACTTCACCAATTAACCCTTCGGTGTTAACATTAATGTTTACGGTACTCTGCACATTACGTGGAACAACTGACACAGTAGGAACTTCTGTTTGAACATTATGTGTTACAGTGCTATACGACATTGCCTGTACATTTTTCATTGTGTTATATGTATTATTTGTCGTGGCTTGAGTTACACTTTCTATTGGAGCATTTCTCATCACCCCAAGGTGCTCACCTACTACTTGCCACAGCTCCACATTCTTTTTTGTACGTTCTAAAGGAATAATTGCCTCCGCTCCTCTTTCAGCTACTTCCGCTATGTGCCTTGTGTAAAATATTCCACCTCTCGCATGGGCTGGTAATGGCTCTGGCTTAACTTTAGGTTGCTCCTTCATCCCTTCTATAAACCGTTCGGCTTCTTCTCGTGTCATACCCATGGACATCACAAATGACAAATATTGCTCATACTGTGCCTTTTGCTGTTCTTGAGTTACTACTGGGTTTTCCTTATAGAACTCTTCTAATCCAAACAACGATGATAAAGCAAACATACCCCCTGCACCTATTACTGCACCTTGCCACGGAGCACCTACAAGACTACCTACCTTAAAACCTACTATCGCACCCAGTATTGTCATCAACGCTTTGTTATCCTTTATCCCATTGAAAATCGCACTTGCAAGCTCTGTTCCAAGCGTGTAACCAAACGTTACAAGCTGTTTAATTAACTCAGAATTTTCTGTACTAAAAATGGCTTTGAAAAAAGTATTTATCGTCTCTTGTATCTTTCTAAACGCTTCTTGTCCCTGATCCCCCTTCAACCAATTGTTTAATGCTGTCAATACTTGACTAAAAGCGGTAATAATTTTTTGTGTCATTGACATCTGATTCCAGCCCGGCAAAGAACTCAAATCACCAAAGAAACGAACCACCTTTCTATAAGCATTCTGCATCGCTTCTCCTACCCTAACACCTGCTTTGTACAATCTATCTTGGACACTCTTTAATGCATCCTCACCTTTAGTAGCAGCGTCTAATAGGCTGAAAAGGATATCCTCTACTGGCTTCAGCATTCCTTCACCGAAATATGTTATCGTCATGCCTGCAATATCCTTTAATGCAGATATCAATCCAACCAACGTCTTTGCCTGTAATTCACTTCCACCAGCATACTGCTTTAACGCTCTTCCAATTGCTTCCATAGCCTGCTTTGCGGGAATAGCCTTCTTTGAAATATCATCCAACGACTTCACTCCGAGTTCCTTCAATACATCTTCCATAGGTATCCTCAAACCTAACGTTACTTGACGTAAATCCTGCAAATTCAACCTACCACTTTGGGCTATCTGCGTAAATCCGAGCATTGCACCCTTCAACCCTTCCATACCCGCACCTGTCATGGAAGATGCATCAGCAAATTGCAGCAACGTTTCTAATGTCTTTGCTGTAGCCTTCTCAACGCCATACATTTGCGTATATATAGGAAGCAACTGGGTAGCAAGATCCTGCACATCTTTAAATTCAAATGGTGTAATAGCTGCAAGTGCTTGCAACTCGCCTATAAAACGTTTAGCCCTTTCGGCATCCTTAAGGAAGAAATTAAATGATACCCTCGCCTGCTCCATCTCTCCTGCAAGTTTTAACGGTCCAGCAATAAGGGCTGTCATTCCCACCCCAGCACCAGCTATCCCAAGCATTCCAAGTGGTGATGTTATCATCCTTCCTACTCCACCCAAAATGCTGCCTATTTTACTCACGAAACTTTTTGCACCACTCAAAATGCTCGAAAATACAGGTGTGGCTTGGTCAACTGCATGCACAACGACACTCCACACTTTGCCAGCAATTCTGCTTAAACCTGATTGTGCACTTGCTACTGCTGGTGCTGTATTATCAATCGCTGTTATGGTCGGCTTATAAGTCGTATTCAGGGAACGGGCTAACTTCTTATTTGTTAATTCGGCATTTTGGGCGAACCTATTAATACGCTCATTTGCTTGCTCTATGACTGGTGCCGATTGGTCTTGGGCGGTGATTAAAAGTTCTACCTTATAGGTCTCGTTAGCCATCTTTCCCCCTTATCTTCTCTAATTCTTCTTGCTCCTGCTCTAACTCCACCAACATGCTTGCACGCATAAAATCACGTATCTTTGGTGGCTTACTCCAATACTCATCTGGAGTGATACCACATCTTTGGAGCAGGTGGTGAATAATGGTCGCTTCACCACCCGCCCTGATTAGTTTTTTAAAGTTTCAACTCGGCTCTCGTTTTCCTCGCTATTATACCCACTCAAACGCTCTATGAGTTCGATAACTTCATCCTTCTCGCCACGCTTAAGCACTTTATCCACCAACTGCCAACCAGCAAGAACATTGGCTTTCTCCCACAATTCTTTGTTATCCCAAATCATTGCCCTATCTTCTGGATGCGTGGCTTGGACAATCATCAACGAGTTAAACTTTGCGGCATTGAACTCCTGCGGTACTGCCAAATTGCCAAGTCTTTTATCTCGCACTGTTTTTGTAGCTTCTTGCCTACACTCCTCGGCTTCTTCATCGGTCAACCCACGCACTCGGAATGAAAATAACTCCTTCCCATCCCTAACTACGTGGTACGTCTCATATTCTACGATTGTGTCCATCGCTTTTAGAATGCCAGCTACGTCCTTAAGCATAACGTCTTCTTTACTTAAAAGCTCTTCTTTATCAACCTTACTCACTTCTCACCCCTCCTATGTGTGCGCGTGTAATACCCCCATAAAGTTTAATCTCGCATCTGGAGCACCTTTTGCCAAACTGTCCAACACTTTTTTAAGTATCTTGGCGTCCTTTATTACTGTCTCTGTAAACGTCAAAGTAACGGTATAAGATTGGGGTATTGCCCATACTTGTTTATTACCAGCTGCTTGATAATCGGTATTGGTCGGGTTTATCTGCGCTTGGAATGTATTTACTTCAGCC